TTGTCAGCAGCCCCCGTTTCGTGGTCTGCGTGTAGTTCCTTGTAAACTGACCTAAGCTGATCTCGCAACTCTTTTAACTTTCCAGAAGTTTTTCCAATTCCATCTTCTCCATATAAATATTTTTTGATATTATCATTTTTATAGTTGGAGTTATTCTTAGAATAGTTTTCAAGAGACTGAATCTTTTTTTGATATTTTTCATACTCGGATTCTTGAGATGTGAGAGTCTTTTTTAAATCATCTGCAATTTCTTGATTTTGTTTTTTTAGTTCTTTTGCAGCCGAATCAGCACCTTTTGCAGTATTCCTGTCAGCATTGAATTTTCCGGTTTTTTCGATATCCTAAAGCTTTAACTTCTGAGATTCCGTAATTACATCTTTTGTTTTTGTCTTGAGTTTATCCATCTCATCGTTGATTGCGCTCAATCTAGTCTGTACCGCTTTCAACTCAGATGATTTATTTCCATTAGCAATTAACGATGCTTCATCCGCTTTTAACTTTGCTTGACGATTTGCAAGACTGAAAAGGCGAGAAATATCACTTTTTGAAGTATCTTGCGTTTTTGCAGAACCAGACTTTCCGGTATCAACCTTAACTGTCTGCTTTGCCGCAGATTGCATAGCTTTTTTAAGCTGTGCAGTTACTTTACTCTGGTCAATCTTAACATCAAGTGTAACCTTTGGAGTTTTTAACTTTCCGCTCTTGACTACCTTATCAAGTGCATCATTTATATTACGGATAGTGTCGTTTTGATTTACTCCAAAAGCAATTTTTACTGGTTTTTCTTTATAATGCTCCTTAACAGAATTAAATTGCTGGTCTAATTCTTTTTTATTTGTGTCAATAACAACCTTGACCTTAATGGCTGTTACGGCAGAAGACTCTGTGCCAGTATTTTCTTTTTCATCCATACTGTTGGTCACCTCTCTTTTCCATTTTCAACAATTCCTTTCAAAATAAAAAAGAGAAGCGGCCAGCTTCTTCAAGCCAGCCTCCTCTCATTCAAATTTTCCAAATAAATTGTGGGATTACAATTCATGTAATGCGGTTTTTACGAGCATAGCCGCTTCAACTTGGACTTTTGAAATAAATGGACGTGCAGGACGCTTTGGTTTATTTTCCTTCGGTCGCCCCATTCGATTCCACTCTGCAATATCCATCCACAAGCCATGCTCAATCCAATTAGCAAACATTGTTCCTTCTAAGGCTGCATTATCTCCTTCTCGGAATAGTGTTTTGCACCACGATGCCTGCGGTCTTGCAATATCCTTCACTATCATGGTCACCACATTATTGTCAGTAGTAACGCTACTTACGATATTTTTTTTGCTTTCGATTCCGTCAGACCGCCCACTCTTCGAGTGTACGTTTTCTACAATGCTCGCTTGCAGTCTCGTTTCAATTTCCGGCGCAACACCTTCAAGGATGTCTTGAACGCTGCTAACCACACCGGCCAGTAAATCATCAAAGTTCGTATACGAAGAAGCAAGACTTCCCATTCATTCCACCTCAAATCTCAAACCGATCCTTTGCAGACTGAATCTTTGTCGTATCCTTCTTGATATAATACTTGTTGGTCACATCCGTGCCAGCATGGTTGAGCAGGGAAGAGACATCTTCCAGACTCATACCCGCATTCTTCAGCAGGGTAGCACCACTGTGCCGGAAATCGTGCGGATGCAGCGTAGGCTCATCAATCATTTCACCAATTTTCTTACACCAATCACCGGCAGTGCTTGAAGTAATCGGCATCCATGCACCATTGATTTTTGTACCAACAAACACATAGCCGCCATCTTCAATATCATGCTCAGTGCGGTATTCCTTCAGCTCTTTCAAAAGTTCAGAAACTTCCTTACTAAACATCAAATCAACGATTTTGCCTTCCTTTTCCAAAACATCATGTACCATACGGTTCTCATAATCGATAGACTTCCAGAGTGTATTCCGCACAGCATTGACACGAGCCATCGTGGAGAGTGAGAACAGAGCGTACAGACGCAGTGTCATCGCATTATCCTTCATGTGAACGGTGGTCGCAGATTCAACCAGAGCGTTCAGCTTCTCTCGCATCAACTTAACCTCATCAGGCGTAAGGTATGTCTGCTTCACAACAGCCACATCCTTGGTCGGTCGGTCAATAAACTCCATCGGATTTTCTTTGATGATTTTCTTCTTGCGAAGATACCGATATAGCGCAGAAATTGTACTCATGCGCCGCTTCATACGAGCAGAGTTATTTCCATGCTTCTTACAGTAGAACAGAAATTCCTCAATATCCTCTTCTTCAAGTTCCGTCACAGGGGCGTTGCCCTGATTATCCAAAACATAAATCATCCACTGCTTGAAATCCGATTCATAATTGTAAACAGTAGACGGGCTGAGGTCACGGATGCCCATATCAGTCTCATATCTATCCCAGTATTTCAAAGACACTTGGTTTACGTTCTTGAACTTCTCAGCATCCCATAACTTCAGCGGTTTACTTCTTGTAGCCATATTAAAATTCCCTCCAACCCACCTCTAAAAGTGTTTATTCCTTTTTATCTTTTGCCAGCACAGCAGAGATCTCCTGCTTATTGTCCAGCAGGGCAGAAGTTACTTCAGAAAACTTTTCAACATCAAAGTCTTTCAAGTTACCCTTCACATCATTCAAATAGTTCTCCATAAAGTCAACGAAATCAGAAATAGGGTCAGGCTTCTTAATAATCTCGTTGAGCTTGCCACAGAGACCAAGAACAAGCCATTCCTTATGAGAACGGTCAATCTGCTCGTGGACAGCCTTCTCCAGAGAATCGTACTGATCCCAGAATGCAGAAGTATCACAACCAGCCTTGTTAATCTTGAAGTTAAAAGACTCGTAAGCAATACGCGGCCACTCACTCTGCGGCTCACTACGATAATCATAATCCGCAAAATACTTTAGAACGGTTAGCCGAAACACCACATCAAGCAGTGCGGGCTGATAATCACCGTCAATAGTACATGCTTTAACTACTTCATCAAGGAACTCATTTCGCTCCTGAAAATTTAAAACCTTCATTTTATCTTCCTTTCGTCTGTGCTTGCTTTAATTTCTTTCGCTCTTTTCGAGCTTTTTTTAGGTCGTCGTAATCGACCCAGCCTCCATCAATTTTGGAGTACGTGATCCAGCGGTAGTCTACGTCAGGATAATGGAACCAGAACATCTTGCGCTTCATCAGCGCAACACTGTCAGCAAAACCCTTCGTATCAATTACCTGTTTACTGCCATCACTGTATGTAAGCTCATAGTCTGCCACATAATCAATTTTTCTTACAGCTACATCCTTGCCGTCCTTATCGACCCGGCGGAACGCTTCCTGTAATACAAAAGGAACCTGTTTACGGCACTCTACGATTTCACCATTTTCCAGCCCAGGTAGTACAATATCCCGATAGAACATCATCTCGGCACGGCTATCATAAACCACACCATCATAGGTTCTATCTGCTGGATTTTTGCTCACATTAAACTTTGTTCTGTTCTTTTTCTCCATAAAACCACCACAAAAAACGAAGGGGCGGTTATGCCCGCCCCTTACGATTTGATGTTTTCTTAACTACCGGCTTCACGGGCGTTTCATCTTTTACATCACTAGATGATTTGACTTCGGCCTCTACAGGCATATCCATAATCTTATGGAATGTATCACGAACTGCTGGAATAAAAGTTTCCACCTCATCCAGTGTGATACGCTTATACTTTAGGAGGTTGTTCAGGCAAGCCTTAGCTTCCTCCTTGGGACGAACTCCAATCTGGAACTCGTATGTATTCACCCACACCTGAAAGTGAGGCTCAGTATCACAGATAACACGCCATGACTTGGATGGATCACAATGCGGGCAAGCATTGTACATCTTGCCACATACACGACACCATGATTCAGCCATAGCTATTACTCCTCCACGACCTCGATGCGAACCAGCTTCTTATCCTCAGAGCAATACTCCTGAGTTGCATTGATAGTCACAGGATGAGTAGTCTCATTGTTGAAGTCAATCTCAACAGCTGCGTCCTCCTTAGCAGAGGGGAAGATGATGTTGGTCAGAATCTTAGTTGCCTTATCACAGGGATTGTAGCACAGAGCCTCAATGACAAATACACCCTCCTCAGAGAACTTATTTGCGCTGTTGTCAATAGCCATACCAGACTCAGATTCGTAAGTCATCTTAACAGCAAACTTATCACCAGCCTTGCACTTGTCAGTAGGCAGAGTAACCTCAGTGCCAGTCACAGAGAAATTAGTAGTGGCCTCTGCACCCAGCTCATAAGTTTCCAGGGTAACATTGCGGTTATCAACCTTATCAATGTACTTGAAGGGAACACCAGTAGTGATGTCCACAGGAGCATGAGGCAGAGTCAGCTTCTTGCCATCAGCTGTAGTCAGGAAGAATACGCGGGTAAACTTCTGCTTTGCAGTACCAGAAGCAATCTGCTTCTCAGTACCCATCTGGTCAGCCATAGTACCCAGATGCACCAGAGCATTAGACCACTCGGCAGATGCAGTCTTAGAACGGTCAAAGCCCATAATGTTGGTGCCCAGCTCGTCCTGAGCATAAACAGTCTCGCCACCCAGAGTCAGTTTCAGATCCTTCAGGTTGCTCATTGTCCAAATGCGCTTACCATCAAAGTTATACTTATGAGCTCGGAGAGGCCGATCAATAATCAGTTCATCAAAATTCATAATCATATTTCCTTTCAATTTATTTGGATAAAATAAAAGAGCAGGGCGACTTATTTCGCCTTGCTCGTCCAATCCAGTTGTGATTTTGGAATCTTTCCAAATTCCACGGTGCCAGCATAAACGCCATGCATCGTATTGTCGTAATTCTTAATTTGCTGAACCTTTCTTACATGGTTCATAAAGACACTCACTGGATACTTCATGGCTTGAAAATAATCAGCCTTGAAGCCCTGCACACAAGCCATCGAAAGTACAAGTTCAGCCAAGTGTGATTCGTATGGTTTGTTTTTTTGAAGCTCTATTTTATCTTTCGCTTCTTCAATAAGTGCCTGTCTCGTTGCTTTGTTTGCAGCTCTTTCCGAATGCTTCTCAACGCCATTTGCGGCGCATAGATACTCAGACATTAAATCATAAGCAAGTCGGTCAATCACAACACCAGTCTTTTTGTTCACAAGAACAATTTCTTCAGTCTTGTTGTCTTTTGCCATCACAAAATTTTTAGTATCTAAGTCTCCGAGAAGAATCGACATATCTTGGTCTTTATTGCCAATAAAAAGCTGACGGAACATATCGAAGTCCGATAAGTCCTGCCAGTCCACACCAATAGAATCAAGCTGCACTTTATAATCACTCGAAGTAGAACAAAACAAATACACCAACGAGAAATATTTCTTTTCGCCAAAGCGGATAATTTCGCCAACAGTCGGCATCCGAACCATAATCTTGTCATTGATAGGGAAGTCTTCACCCATCATCAAACTCGGCTCGTACATCTCTCGAAGTTCCATTAGTTGCACCCCACTAGGTCATCTAAGTCCTGAGTCTTGAATGTCATAATGCGAACTCGATGATGTAAATCCATGTTATCTTCGACGTTTGACGTGATTTTGAGCTGTTTAATACCAAAAATTGTACTACCGTGCAGTTGCTTCTCAACAATGCCACTCAGATAATCAACTCGTGTTGCACCACCATAACCAGAAGGCATCTTCATCAATGCCTGATTTACAATAACCCATACGGTCAGGGTGAAGTTCTCGTACCAATCATTGATGTTACTGCGGTCGGTCATGTTTACCTTGAAACAAATATAGCTATGTGCTGCTTCAATCGTGTCAGGGATATGAAAATAGGGGAAAATATAAGTATAAATTGCCTCGTCGGGCTCTTCGATATCATCATTGCCCATGGCCTCAACAAGCCCTTCCGTATTGACCAACTTCAAAGCTAATTTGTTTTTGTAGTCCGTAATCAATTCACTCGTTGTCACAGTAGATTCACCACCTTACACTCGATGGATGCACTTACCGTATCATCAGCATTTGTCAGAGAAATTTTTACAGTCGCACCATCCATAATACTATTATTCAAAATACGAATTTTAAAAGTACCATCGTCGGCAGCCTGCACCTCAACAAATTCCTTGAATTCATCAAGACATTTTGTACTCCACACAGGAGTCTCCGCAACCTCTTCGCCAGTGATGCTTGTGAACACCGGAGTGAATTTCTTCCAAGAGCCACCAACACGAACTTCCGGCTTGCCTGCGTACTTAATAGCAGCAGTCACCTGAGAGTCAGTATCCGGCTCATTGCTCTTATTCGGCTCAAAGTAATCACAAATCATTTTCTCGGCATTATCCGTCTTACTGTTGTATTGATCCTGCCGGATATTCAATACAAGGAATCCCTGCGTCTTACCATGTAACTCATAGCGCTCTGTGCTCTGGTCAACAGAAGTCGTAACATATGTTTTCGGTTCTCCATTGATAATTTCCAGCATAAAGCGCTTATCAAGATCAATCAACGCAGTCTCATCATCAAAAGGCATCTGCACCTTATACTCACGCTGACTCAGTGAAGTCATAACAAGTTCCTTATTATTTGCGTAATAAGGCTTGCTTAATGTTGCCCAGCGAGAGACTATCTCACCAGTAATCGGGTTCTGCCATTGAATCTGACGGTTACATAACTCCATCTTGCCACGAAGAAAAATTTCATTGTTTGGTTCAATCTCAGTTACCAGCCATTTACAATTGTAGCAGTCAACAATGTCGCCAAGATTCAAAGAATCACCAGGATAAGCCTAGATTTTCTTTTCCTTAGCAATACTATTACTGCGGCTAACAACCAGCTTTTGAGATAAACCATTTACAAGAGTATTATCCTCGTAGTCAACACTATCCTTAAAATGTGCAGCGAAATCTCGCTTTGCGAAAGCAATTTTTACATCCTTTTTGTTAGACATTTTTGCGGCACCACCAACAGCTCGTGCCCTTGTATAAAAGTCCATCGGTACACCTCCTTACTCAGAGTAGGAAGCGTATGTATCATAGTCGATGGTCTTACGCTTACGGGTCGAGCGGTCTTTTGCCATATAGTTGTCTAACATCGTCATATTCTCCTCATGGATGTCTTTCACAAGAGCACGAATACTTGTGCGCTCATTAGCAGGGGAGAATACCTGTAAACTCGTAGGAAGGTCTTGCGCACTAAACGCTTTTAATTTTCCAAATTCACGCTTAAAATGTTGCTCTAACATCAAATGCGCTAACATATCAATCTCATCGAATGTGAGATCTGAATTAAACTCTTCTAGTTCTGAATCGTAATCATCGAAACTAAAATCCTCTTCCGGCTCAATGTTTCTTGTAATCACAGAAAGTGATTCCATCAAATAACTTTTTGCACGGTCATGTACGAGATCTCGCACTTCATTCTCGGTCAAGTCAAAATACTGAAAGAAATTACTGTCAGTTTCGGCCAACTCGTAAAATTTGTCGTATACATCCGAAAACGCGGTCATTTAATCCCTCCAATCTTACTCGGCGGGAACGACCTCCGCCTTTTCTGCCTCTGCCTTCTTACGGCCACGCTTAGTAGTCTTCTCAACAGGAGTGTCCTGTGCCACAGGCCGTGCAGACATCATGGCCTGCATCTGTGCCAACGCCTCCTGCATCTGCTTCTGCATTTCAACTATCTGGTTCTTTGCGGCCTCAAGCTCCGCCTGAGCATCAGTAGAAGACTTGGCCGCAGGTACAACAGACAGCTCACTGTTACGTTTGCCAGCGCGAAGCTCCTTGTAACGCTCATCAATCAGGCGCTTGACCTTGGTAGACAGGTCTTCACCAGCATTGGTCATACGATAAAAGCGACCACGAATACGCTCAAACTGAGCACCATCCTTAATGTCAATCATACGCTGAAGATTCTCGACAGTGGGATTCAGAATCGCATTGTCGATATCTTCAATGAATAGAACATCGTCACCCTTAATGCCAATAGCCTTAAAGATTTCATTCTGCTCTTCAGGGCGAAAACGCAGAACACCATTCTTGAACGCAGAACAAGTGCTATTCATATACATAATCTCCTCCGGCGGAATAGGAATCACACAAGGATCTTCCACACTACCGGGCTCGAAAGTATAACCCTTACCATTCAGTGACGAAATGGTAACCACGTTATCGTCGCAGTTCAGAACGTCAATAAACTTCTTTTCCATCACGGAACTCATATTTTGTCTCCTTTTCTATAAAAGCGGAGACCGCAAAGTCCCCGCCCGGATTTGTCTTTGGTAAAAATTACTGCAGAACAATCTTAGCAACGCGCTCGATATGATCAATGCTATAGCCGAAGGTAAAATCCTTGACCATCAGATGGATCTTTTCGTTGTTGTTGTCATGATCTTCGTAAGTATGAGTCTCACCCTTCATGTCAAGTCTTCCGATCTTGCCCGCAATACCATAAATACGTTTATCCGGGATCAGCAGGGAACCATCACCCAGCTTCTTAGCAGAGCTAATACCAGTGATAGCAACACCATCATAAGTCTTAACCAGACCATAACGGTTGAACTCGTCCTTAGCTGCGTCAGACAGATACTCAGCGTAACCGGTCATACGACGCATCTTGGCACAATACTTCATCAGGCTGACAGTGAAGGGATTACCACCATCGGCGTACTCATTCAGATACAGAGCCAGAGCGTCCATGTCCTGCATAGTGGGCTCCTTGCCCTGTGCATCGATCTTCTGCTCACCACCAGTGATAGCGTCATCAACCATGCTGAAAATGTCATAGAACATCTGGTTCTTCAGAGCCTCAGTCATAAAGGTGGTCAGAGTTGCCACACTCTTCCAAGCATTACGTCTTACTTCCACAAAGCTAAGATCAGCCTCAATCTGCTTATTACGCCAGACGGGCTTAATGGTCTCGTAGTGCAGGTAAGACTTCGGCACATTGCCACCCTTAGCTGCATCATAAGCCTTCAGAGTATTCTTAACAGTACGACCTGCCTCGTAGTCATCAAACTCACCAACATTACCACGCTCAAACATGGAGTCCAGAAGCTCGTCAGGTGCACCATACAGCTCATCAGTCACGGTGCGGTTAACAAACTGAGCAATCTCCTTATTGGGATCGCCCTTGTCAATCAGCTCCTCAACATGAGCGCCAACAACCTCTGCAATTTCCTTGTCCTCGGCATCCATAGCGCGATTGTACTGAGTCTTCTCAGCAACTTCATAAACACGACCAGGCTGCTTCATCAGCTCGGCCACTTCAATATTCAGTGCCATAATTCATTTCCTTTCTCTTCGCGCAAAATAAAAGAGCTACCGTCCAAAGACGATAGCTTTAAATTTCACGTATCATATTCAAGATTTTTCTCTCAATCAAGCAACAGTCTTTGCCTCGGGCAACACACTGATCATAATCAGCTTGTGGCCGTTGTCATCCATCACACCAGCAAACTCAAAACGAGAAGTACCAGTGGTAGCAACCTGCCACTTGCCGTCAGTGTTGACCTCCAGCAGCTTGCCAATATTGGCATCCTGTGCTTCAGCAGCCTTGTACTGGTCGGTGCCGTACAGCTCGCCAGCATACAGAGGAACGCGCTTCACCAGCACACCTGCCTTAATCTCGGTGACCATCTTATCGTAGTCATCAAAATTAGTCTGGCTTGCATAGATGCCCTCCGGGATAAACTCATGAGCAACCATCTCGATGCCCTCAGCGGTAGCTGCGTCAGGGAACTTAACCTGACCAGCCTTGTGGTCAACCTGAACACCCATACCGGTGACCATATCGACCTTTGCGGCATAGTTAGCGGGAATATTCTTCGCGCCGTTCACCATCAGTTCACGAATCATAATATTTTTCCTTTCTCTTAAATGTTATTACTTACCCAAATATTCCCGCCATGCATCACGCTTGTTAGCGCTAGTGGTGTTATACTTGGTTTCATTCAAATTCAGCTTGATACTCTCAGGCTTATGTACCTCAGAAGTTTCAATCTTCTTTTCAGCAGGAGCCTTCTTAGCGGCTTCAACGCAACGCTCGGCAATCACACTCTTGATGCCGGTCTCGTCCAGATTATCAATCAGACTTGCGTAGTTGCCACCCTCGGAAACTTCAGCTTCAGTAATCATCTTGCTGGAGAGTGCGTACTGACGCAGATCCTCCTTCTTCTGTGCAAGCTCTGCAGCCGCCTTTTCTGCCTCTGCCTTCTCAGCCTGATCCTTGTACGGAGTCAGAGAAGCAACCTCCTCCTTTGCACTCTGCAACTCAGTGTTCAGACTCGCAATAGTGCTATTCAACTCCGCAATCTTGGTGTTAACCTGAGAAATAGAAACAGTCAGAGTGATATTCTGCGGCTCACCCAGAGAAACTTCGTCGCCCTCAACGGTATAGGGGAACATAATGTAATCCAGCTCATTCATGTAGCCCCACTTCTTGCACCAGATGGTGTGGTCTTCAGGGAATACGTCAGTCATGTAGTAATCAGAGCTAATTTTTGACACTGCATCTTCAAGCTTTATATAAAGATCACGACCAGTCAGACTGGAAGTCTCTGGAGTGGGCTCAGGCTCACCAGCAGGTTCAGTGCCGGTTTCAGGCTCGGTCGGGGGAGGGGTTTCACCGCCTTCCTCGGAAGTCTGAACATCAGGCTCTGCCGAAGTGGTGGGCTCGGTGGTAGACTCAGTAGCGGTCTGCTCTGCCTGCTCAGTCTCGGTTGGATTCTCAACCTGTGCGATCTGAGTCTCTTTGTCCTTATTCAGTTCCAAATTTTTTGCCTCCTTTTCATTAGATTCTATATTTGAAATCTCTTTTGTATCCTCAATGTAGGCATTTGCCAATTCAAGACCAAAATCGGTTTCGGCGACTTCAAGCAGTTTAGAGCACTTATATGCCGGTTTAACATTTGCACCAAGCAAGCAATGCGCAGTAAACACGCCATCATCAATAATTTTTGCCATGCGGCCCCCCACAATTCCCTTATGAGCCTTCAGCACATCAATTTCCCAACTGGTATTTAATGTGCCACTCTCAATACGGCGCAGAATCGTCGCACAAGCCTTTGGATATCGCTTCCAGATCTTACAAGAGGCAACAATAAAGTCGGTATCGTCAATTTTCTCGATACCGACCGACTGAAAACTACCGAATGCATCAGTGTCAAATTCAGCAGTTTTGTATTCATTGCCATCATCGTCTTTTCTGGTGACGACTTTCATATTGTGACCGGAAAAATCCAGTTCACCCTTTGGAGCTACGACCAACTTACCAACAAGCGGGTTGCCAACCAGTGTACTCATCCAACTTTCAATGGTGTCACGGTTTAAAGCAACCTGATTCCCATTTACTGAGAAATCACAGATGACAAACTTGGCAAGATAGTGGTCTGGATGCTCCGTAATCTCAGAGCAACAGATGTTTCTACTATAGAAATACTCCTTACTCATCGTTCATCACCTCACTTACTATCTTCATTTCTCTGCTGGTCATAAATTTGTTTTTCAGTTTCCTCGCCCTTTGGACGGCCTGTCTTTTTATCACTGTCACCATCACCGCCGGAACTACCGGTCGATGTATAAGAGGTCTGGCGAGCCACAAACACATCGTCATAACCTTCCTCGGTTTCAGCCTGCCGCTTACGTAGTTCGTCCTCAGCATGAAGTCCCATATACTCGTAAGCAGTCTTGTAAGAGCAGTTTAAAGTGGTGAACAGGAACTGAGCAATCGCCTTCTTCATCTCCATACCCATCATTTCAGTAGTAGAGACCTTCACGTCAGGGCAGTACATCAGGTCTACACCTGCATCTTCAAGGCGAATACGATACCATCGCTTTAATACATCTTCAATTTGTTCAGCAATCTTACCAATATTTTTCATCAACTGGTCAAGAGACACCTTTGCAGTTGAAACAGTCTGCTGACCGTCGGTATTTAAGAAACTGATCCCCAAAGCAGCCATCTCTCGGTTGCGATACTGTTTAACAGTCTCGATATTTGTCATCTCAACTTTTGGCTCAACATACTTGATATCCTTTACATAAGGAGCGGTCGTCACAAGCACGGTATTTTGTTTCCATGCACGCAGCAGGTTATCGTGCGCCGTCACTTGTTCAGAGAAGCCCTTTTTATCTTTGTTTGGTCCCATCAACTCAGGGTCAAGCTGTTGCCAGATGATTTTCTTTGCCTTTGCCTTAGCATTTACACGGTCTGAAGTATCAAAAGTTTCAAGCATCAATGCCGGACGCAAGGCGCGGAATAGGGGAGAGACACCATATTTCTGCCCCATATTGCCAATACGAATCACACCACAATGGTCAACATCCAATTTTGCATATGTATCACCATTCTTAAATGCCTGATACACCTCATCTGGATAGTTGTTTTGAATCTCGGTCTCCTGATTTTCAAAGAATAGCGCTTTATTCTTCTTATCCTTCAGCATAGATTTGCTCAAAGCGGATTTCAGCTTAGACATGTTAATAAGCACAACAGGCTGTCCATTTGATAGGTAATCACTTATCTCAGCAATACCAAGAGGGTAGTAGTCTACAATGTAGTTCTCATCCTTCTGACGCAGATATGTAATGTAAGTGCCTTCTGCGTAAGTCATCGGAATGGCAGCACGCAGCAGACTTCGCACATTGATTTGTGCGTTGAAATCATCAATCACTTCACGGGCATAATTTACCTGTTTTGTCTTATTACGCTGCTCAGGGAACTGTGCGAAACTGCATTTGAACTCCGTATTAACATTCGCCTCAATCGCATCATAAGTAATGCCAATCAGGTCATCCTTGTTGATGTAATTACGGATGATTCCATTGACCGTCTGCACATTCGTCAGACTTGACTGTAGCCCTTGTGCAAGTTCATCAATTCGGTCAACTGTCAGTGTCTCAGAGGAGGCTGAAATTTTCAGGTATGTACTATACTGTTTGTTTTCAGGGTCATAAGACGCAACTGCATTTCGGATAACGTTATTCATTCTCTCTTCTGATAACTCATTCAAAGAGGTAATAACAACAGTACCATCATCTGTCTGTGAAGCAGTCACGACATCAAAATCTTCCTTTTTCTTTCTTGCCACATTTTCACCCCCTCTGCTTAGAAGTCAATGTTAGAAATACAAATCGGCGGAGCAGTCATTGTCTCCACCGCAGACTGGCGCACTTTATCCTTACGACGTAATTCATATAGACGATGAGCTAAAAGCACAAGTGTGTATGCACGATCATCATGCATCTTATGGATTCGGTCTGGTGGAAGAGCATAAGTGACCGTAGTGTTTTCTGAATTTGTGGTTTTTTGCATACTCGTAATCTCATTTTTCATAAGATCGATATTGACCCATATGGTTTGTTCTTCCAAAGAGAGTTCATGAGTCTTTAAAATTTCCTGACCGGTTGTTTTATCTACGCCATCAGTGACTTGAACGTAATCACCGCCATTGTACTCAAGAGGGAAGTGGATGACACCAAGATTCATCAACTCAATAAGCTCTTCAAACATGACGGAACGGAATTTACGCGGACTAATCAAACGTAATTTATCTACGGCGTCTGGATAACGAGCGTCGTACCCCTCATAAAGCTCATGGTTTGCATCAATAAATCCACGATGTTCTGTGCCAGATTTATCAGTCCAATTATTAAGCAGACCATCCGCATAAGTAGAAGTACCGCCGCCACCGGCACCCTGGTCAACCATCAAAGTATCAATGTATTCGTAATCTGGATTTTGACCGTTATAGTGAAGAATAATGTCTCGTAATTCATCAATCTGTCGATTAGAATCCATCTTATATTTTTTCGCATTTGCCAAATCAACCATATTTACACAGTTGATAATATCCCCGCACATACCATTCTCAGGGTCATTATAAATACGCATAACTGATACAATAGAGTTATCCATAGTACGAGCAGGATCAAAAGCAATCACATACTTGTATTGCTTGTCCCAATATAGCTGCGGTAGGTATTTACGCTCATTACGTCGCACCGTGCCCCACTTGACAATTTGATTCACTCCACCATCTCGCTCTGGAACATTAAAATATTCCCTGCGTGCTTTAGACGCATTGCTTTTAAGAGCAGCTTCCACTTTATCTCTTGTCAACAAAGCCTTGTATGGTTTACCATTCATATAGACCTGAATCGCAACATCGCAAATCATGTCGCAAACAAAATAATCACGGTCACCGGCAATCATACGTTTTGCAAAATTCTTATAATAACGATAGAATAGTTTGTCCATCGTATCCTGACTCGAAGCATACACAAGCTGAGTAGGAACCTTGCGCGGTTGTGTCTCGGGATTATAGCTGTCGTCTGTATCAGTCACGAAGTCTGTATTCTGAGTTGCAAATGCTTCACAGACAACAATCAATTCGTCAGCACAAAACGCTGCCTCATCAAAAAACACAAGACTGGCACGGCGACTTCTTGCACTATCCGGGTTGGAGTTCAGTGTACTAATGGAACTACCATTATAAAATTCAACAACATACCCGGCGGGATTATGACTAAAACCACTCTTATTCGTCGCAGATTTTTTCGTTTCCTTCTCTGCAATATCTTGCAGACTACGGATAGACGCTGCCGTCTTGCCAGCGCGAGTAACAATTTCTTCGATTTTATTAAAAGTTTCTGAATGTATTTAATGTACATCGCAACTGTACATTGCCGCATAAACGACCACACAATTTCTTGTCGTGAATAGACTATTTCATCATCCAAAATAAATTTGGAGCTTGATTTTTCTTCCGCCATAAGCTTGCGGTTTTACTCTCCCACAAGGAGATAGTCGTTGAACCTCATCCTGTCATATAGACGTTACGGGTGGTGGCTGCATGAACATGGATTATTACGAGCCTTAGCACGTCATAAGACGCTTTTATTTCAGCATAACTCATCTCTACGTTTTTTCTGCTTTCGCACATTTACGTTTACCGTTTCCGGTTCCGCTTTAGTGTAGAGCTTTACCAATTACCTGCAATTAACCAAGAAGCACACACACATCTCTGTATATGTGAGGCAACTTACCTTGCTCTGATCACCGACACTACTTACAATATAAATAGCTTGGTTTTCATACAACATAGCCTTCAGTAGAATAAAAACTGAACCTACAAAAGACTTACCAAAATTTCGACTACACGCCCAAAGAACATGACTTGCGTTCCAGCTTTGTTCTAGCATATATGCCTGAGCGTCAAATAGTTGGATTCCTAACAAATCTCTGGCGGCAATAACAGGATTGCGCCGATAGAATGCAATCGTTGCCGCATCACACTCATAAATCTTACGTTTTACGGCTGTAATAATAGGCGCTCTTTGTTTCATTCTCATACGGCATCACCATCCGTATCTTTTACGCTTGCATCAATACCGGCATCTTCCAACAGCTCCTTGAGCCGCTGGTTCTCAATAAGAGATAACCTGTATTTTTCCTTAGCGTCATCACTTTCTTTCTGGAACTTATCAATCAATTCTCTCTGTGTATCGAAAATTTCCTGCTGGTCATTCTCGTCAAAGAAAGCGTTTTCTTTAATTGCCTTAAAACTCATATCTGCCGCCCATTGAGTGCCCGGAGACCGTAACTGGTCGTAGAAGTTTGCTTCTGCGCCAACAATATCCTTTTCACGCATATCCTTCATCAAGAAGGTAAGTGTGTTACGTCCGGCATCCTTATTGGAACGGTTCTTGACAGAAATCTCGTTTTCCTTGGCAATTTTATCGTTGTTAGAAACCAACTTGACCTTAATATCATTAAGGCTCTTGATTGCCTCAGCCGAGTTCATCGGATTTAAGCGGGCGATCTGCAAGTCGATCTGTCGAATCTGGTTATTGTTGTTCACAACCTGAACAATCTGGGATAGCTTAAACGGGTCATCCTCAATACCATCCTCAAAATACTTGATAAGTTCACTAAACAAATAACGTCGGTCTCCCTCGTTATAACCATCAAACGGGTCATAACCGATAACAGAAATACAATCATCCTTTGCTTGAATCTCAATCTTAGACCACTTCTGCTCTTTCTCTTCCTGAATATCAACAGCTGTTTTGTTCAGCTCTCCACTGGTAATCGTAGTACAGAAGTTTTGAAACTGAAACTGTTTGTTATTTAATTGGCGAAGGTATAAACCTACGGAAAAATTATTATTGTGAGACACAACCGAATCAAAAAGAGAATTGTAAAACGGGGCATCAAGAAGATGACACATTAAGATACAAGCAGTACGTTCACTTCCATATCTTGTCTTAAATTCATCAAAAAGACTATTCACGCACTTCTTACAAAGGGGCGCATAGCAGTCATTTGCTTTATAAAGTAAGCTATGTGGTAGTCTATAAAAAGTTCCTACCGGATCCTCTTTTTCATCACCGCAACGACAACAATGGTAAGTTGGCTTGTTTGTCAGAACGATATCTTCTTCAACAACCTTTTTCTTCCTAGGCAAACAAACACCTCCATTCAAAATCAAAATAAAAGCCGTAGAACGTGCGCACATCCTACGGCAACAAAAGATCCACCCTCATGGGCACCAATAATCTGGGAGGCCGGGTAGAAAATTCTATAAAAGACCTATCATGATACGCATCGTTGAGAGGCTTAATAGGTTCTGTTCAAAATTCGACCTCGGAATTTTAAGTCGAGGTCTTTATCATCTATTTGAGCTTGCGCCCTGCCGACGAATCGGCCAAGTTTCAAAATATACCTGCCGCCAGAGGGAGTTTAACTAACGGCAGGCTTGCAAAAGGGGAGATGCTGGGTGCGGGAGTTGGATTTGAACCAACGACTTTCGACTTATGAGGACGATTAGCTACCAGACTGCTATATCCCGCGTTATATGATGCCTAAGTGTCATCTACTTCGCAATCGTATGCGCATTACAGGTTGATCATAGATTGACTTCGGACTTGCCTCCAACCGCGAATTGGAGACCGTTTTTGGCACGCCCAGCTGCTTTTGGGACAGCACATACGAGTTTTAGAGACTCGCTTTCTACCTTTGAATTATGGGCGCATAACTGGTGTATCCGGCGAGATTTGAACTCTGCGATACCTCGATTAAAAGTCGAGTGCCTTACCAACTTGGCTACGAATACACAATAGATCCTACCTTTTAGCCGGTGGTAGGAAACCGGTTTTAATTAAAAGCCCTCCGAGAGAAGGACTGGCGTGGCTAGAGGTATTTGAAACCTCGCGCCGGATACTATCCGACCTGACGGTTTTCAGGACCGTTCTCTTCAACCAGACTTGAGTATAGCCACATATAAACCCTACTTTCCTGTACGGCTACCTTTATATAAAGGTGTAGGGAATAGCCGTACAATCTTTGGCGTACCTATTCCGGCTTGAACGGAAGACCCAGAGGTTAACAGTCTCTTGCTCTACCAACTGAGCTATAGATACACAAAACAAGCATCCATCAATCCATCCGAGCTAAGTTGAATTGTTCTCGTGTTGACTGAATACTTGGGCTGATTTTAGGTCGATTTCACGACCGCTCGGGCAGGTTTTACATCTCTGACCTGATGGAATGAACCTACGACACTGCATATATCGTAAATCATTCTGGAAACAAGCGTTCACCTTATCTCCTAGGTGCGGGCGCAGTACCCGGCAGAGTACCAGTTAGTGAGCGAGGTGCAGACGTTCACTCCATAAAACGCTTGTTTTAGACTTTTAAAGCTTCGCATTAACGTAGCGAAATACGAATAGCTTATCATTTCGTTCTACAGAACTACTTTGCATCCAACCATCCGTAGATTGAGTTGGTCTAGGCGGTAGCAACTATTGACCGCACAGCTTGGAGCCACCTGTAGGAATCAAACCTACGACATATGTGGTACGAACACATTATTCTATCTACTGAATTAAAGTGGCATGGAGCCAGTGACATGACTCGAACATGCGAAATCCATAAAGGCATCGGGATTACAAAACCCGCGTTCTACCAACTGAACTACACTGGCACAATAAGCTGGAGCAATCGCCCCAGCCCATAGAAAAGGAGACAACAAATGATGTCCCAAGCAGACCTTGCGGTCGTACTTCTTTTTTAATTCCCCATTTAAATCGGTAGGGGCTCACCGCTTTTAATTTAGACGTACAATGTGCGTCTTACTCTCAATCAACTTTCCATCCTTGTCCTGATAGACAATAATAAAACCCTCTCGCTGGGAAGTAGTCAACTTGCCTTCGGCATACTGCATTTTAGAAGACTCACAGCAACAACCCTGCTCGTAAACGACAGCGCCATCACCAATGTCATAATGACCGCACTTGTGAGTATGAGCGAGAACCACTGCATTGATATCCTTAAATCCATTATCACGGAAGTATCTGAATGCCTTCTCAGCAGTCTTCAGTAACCCAGATGAGTAAGTCAGCGGATGCACAAAGACGGTATCACCAATCTGACTGAAATAAGTATCGTTGTAAACAATCTCGATACTAGTACCATTGAACACCTCAATCAAAGGGTCATAATGGACCTTTGTATGAAGTTCCTTGTTATAATGGTTGAAACCATCAACAAAAATAAGCTCCAAAGATGTCTTTGGCATCAGTTCAAGTAGGTCGGTGTCCAGATTCTTAGCGAGGTAATTCTGAAAACGCAAGTCATGATTGCCATAATTGATAACAACCTTCTTTGGCTGAAGCATTTCAATCAGGTCAATCATATACTGACGAGCAATCAGGATTTCCTCCATTGGACTTTTACGATATACTTTTAGAAAGCGAGAAATGGAGCTGCAGTCTACCAGATCCCCGTTTACCTGAAGGATATCAATCTTTCCAGCGTACTCACTAAAAGTCTCGATGGGCTTCTGGAATGGAATATGTAGGTCGGAAATAGACAGAATGCAGGTTCCCACATCCCTATTAGATAAGGACTCCTGATACTGCATACCCGCACGGAATGCCTTAAAACGCTTGCGATATGCGCACTCACCAAAATTCTTGCCCAACTCATCATTGAGCACCTTGGATGCGCCATCCCAAGTCAATTCTCTAGCCAGAACAGCATTCCCGATTCTTACAAAGAAGTCATCGCTCGTTTCTTCTGGCCGTTTATTATAGCAACCCATTGGCATCAAGCCGGATCACCCAGCAGCTCATCAGAAGTAGAAATATTGATGGTGACACCCTCAATACCATCCCACTTTGCCAGAGCTTCCTTCAGATTGAAGACATTCTCACCGTCTTTGGTAATCTCTGTGATAGTGCCCTCTGCAGTATCAATAATAGCGTTCTTAAAAACAACACTCTTCTTAGCAACCATAATTTTATTCTCCCTTATATTTTATTTCAAAATTGAAGTATTTTAGCATTCAAGAGCATCAGCCCAAGTGCTAATCCAACCACGATGATTTGTATTCAACTCACAAATTGCGGTACGGTCATGCCCCCTGAAATGCTCCATGTACGGAATCAGCGCCGACCGTTCCGGGTGCTTATACAAGTCACATTGACCAGAATGTCCGATCGCAATGAGGAGGCACGAGTCTTTTACTCGCGTAATGACTTTCTTCGCATCGGCTAGAGTGAAATTTTGTATTTCGTCGAGGATAATAACCTTGTTTTCAAAGTTGACACCTCGCATATAAGTATGTGCTGCACACTGGATGTACGCACCATACTTCTGACTTTCAGGATTTTCATCAGCAATTACCGCCGTATTTGGATTAACGCCAATGGTTTCAAGAGCCTCGAAAAGTGGCTCCATGTACGGAGCACTCTTTTGTTCCTGAGTTCCTGGAAGGTAACCCTGTTTCTCTTCCTGAGTAGGAGATACAATATACACAATACCATTATAACGACCATACTTCACAAGCAGGTCGGCAACGCCAACAGCAATGGTAGTTTTGCCGGTTCCGGCACGGGCATTCGCAAAGACAACATCAATATTAGGGTCCCAGATTGCGTCTCTAAACGCCTTCTGTTCTGGATCGAGAGTCATACCATAAAAGGTAGAATACTCATCCAAATTTTGCGGAATGTCCTTTTTCTTGCGCATTTCAGTCTTATCAGAAGCCATATATTACAACTCTCCCTTAGTTAATTTTGTTTATACCTAGATAAATGTGTGAAATTATACACGCTGCTCTAACCAGTAAATTTTATCAAACTTCCAAAGTAATCTGCATTTTCGTGCATTTACTTTCTTACAATGTTTTGTTTTTGACTGAAAATTCAAAGCCAGCAGTTCCGGATATAAAGCAGTAACATATCCTGTATGGATTTCTCCATTTTTATATGTATAGGAAACTAAATCTCTATGCCTAATTCCTAACACATTATCAGTTTTAGCTTTCGATTTCCTTCTCATAGGTCTGATAATCCATTCTTTCACATCACAAGTATCAGGAACACAATCTGTAATACATATGGCATCATTACTGTGGGATTTTTCTATATTCCAATTGATCCTTTTGTTTGCAGTTTCACCACCGTTAGTCAGATGCAATGGTCCCAATTCGGATATTTTCTCCCGCAGGTAGTTTTTACCTTGCATAACATGCATAGCATAATCAAATCGTTTAGGCTTGGAACCAATGATTTTGAAATATCTATCTTCAAATTCACGCTCCCTGCCTTCTGTTTTCTGATGACAGCCGGAGCAAAGCGTAATCAGATTTCCAATGGTATCTGCTCCACCATACTTTCTTGCCCTAATATGGTGTACTTCTAATACACAATTGGATCTTCCACATTCCTGACATTTACAGCCATCACGGATAATGGCAGCTTTTCTAAGGTTTTCATCCAAACGGTTAGATTTCTGATACTTCCATTTATAAGGGTTATATCCATCAGTCATTGCACGGATATCTATGCAAACATCTTCAAGGCAATATTCCTGAATGTCAATCCACCTGTTGAGTTGATATAATACTCTTAAAATGGCATCTTTCTTCTGTTTGATACTTGGAGCAAGCCTGCCACTTCTTTTGGAAGAATGACGGTTATTAAACCTCGCCTGTCTGTATCTTTTATGATGACGGTGATAACGTCTATATCCACGTCTTACATCCATTAGATGCTTTACATCCTGGCGTTGCTCAATCGTTCCTTTAAAAACCACTTTGTTTTTGGTAGGACATTTCTGAACAATGGCAAGACCAACATGGGCAGAACCGTCATCAATTCCAACGACCATCCGGCTTTCATCATATTTATCAGGCTCAACTTCTTTTTCTAATTGAATCACCATGGGGTATCTGGATTTTATTTTTGCTCTGCCTTTTCTGACTAGATACCAGCCCTTATTCACTTTTGTCGGTGCTAATGGTCGATTGTTTTTATCAACCACAAAACAATATGCCATTTCATTTTCCATCTCTGGACCCTTCCTTTCGGAGTAATTTCCGTCTTGCCAATGTCGGTGAGGGTATGTGTGTTTCTCTGTTATCTGTGCAGGACATTAGCACAGTTTCTTGATTGGCACTCACAGAGCTTCAGACTGACGGGCACATCTGAAGGTGTGTCTTTAACCTTTTCCCTGACGTAGTTCATACCTGCAACATATCTTTCAATAGTAGCAGTCACTAAGGCTTGAAACCTATTGTTAAGCAAGCGTAAACAAGAAATGTAACTGTACACTTGTCCACTTATTTACACTTTTGTCTATGCATTAGACTGCTTAACAATTAGTCCTTTAATTGAACTCATCCACATCATCGCAAATCTTATCTACGATACCAAAGTTGACCTGTTCAGTAGCATCCAGATACCAATCCTTAGCCTTATTCTTGGTCATGGTCTTCTTGTCAATAGTAGAATGGGCCATAATATACTCACGCATCTTCACAACCTGCTTCTCATAGTAGTCCATAGCCATCTTAGACTGCTCAAAAGTACCCTGCGCACCGCCAGAGCCACTGTGAATCAGCGCGGTAGAGTGAGGCAGAGCAAAGCGCTTCTGACCAGACAATAGCATCACAAGAGCGGCGCTCATTGCAATACCTGCGTTAATCGTCCAAACAGGAGTCTTACTCAGCGCAACAACATCAATAAAGCTAAACATAGCATCCAGCTCGCCGCCGTAGCTATAAATAAACAGCTTAATAGGCTTGCGCTGCTCAACAGGAGTATCCTTATCAATACGGTTGTACTGCAGAATCTTGCGCTCAATTTCAATCAGAGACTGGTCAATCTCAAAATCAATAAAGAAGATGCGATCCTTCTCATCGACATAGAAGTTCATCATCTCAGGAGAGGGGAGACCGCCACCATTCATCAGGTTGGTGATATCTTCTGGCAGTTGAATTTCAAAGTCCAATAGTCTATACCTCGTTCTTTCAAAGATTAGTAACGTGCGTTACGCTGCATCTGCTTCAGCATCTCGACAGCGGCAATATTAAAAGGAAGCAACTCAAGATATCGAGCAGACTCTTCCAGATACCGCTTGTGACGGGTCTTTGCAATGCAAGCATGAGGGAAGACCTTTCGCACAGCCTTCGCTTCGGACTTAGTGATTTCAATCATTAGGTAAAACACCCTTTCAAAATAAAATAGGTAGGAAGAAAACAAGCGTCCTCGCTCTCTCCCTACCATAACTTTCCGCACTGTGTTTTACTCTATACATGTAAAATTATAACGTACCTACGTTAAAATATCGCGCTTTTCCGCATTTCATAAATCAAACATTTTTCTATTTTGTGCGGTTTTCTCAATATTTACGTTTTTGGCGCACTTACGGCAGTATTTTTGTCTGCGCCCGGTGCGAGCAACCATCTTTCCGCAACAATCACACTTGATGTATTCTTTCCCACAATACTGGCTCCACAGAATACCAGCATTCTCAAAATCGTCCACAAAAATCTCATGAGGAGAATTCGGCTCCACAATCAAAATATGGATGTTCAAGTTGTCAATCTTTTTCAAACTGGCAAACCCAATGAAGCCAAGATTATGTAAGTCGCAAATCATTTCGTTCTGTTTTTTCTCATTCACGGATACGTTTGCCATCCTGAAGATGTCAGCCGTATCTTCCGTAATCCAGTAGTTACACTTTTCGTTAACGGCAATATGGTATTTTGCCAGACACAGCATTGTGAACATCAGGCGTTGCATCTGCTTGCCTTCAAGTGCTTGAATCTTCTCTACCTCTGCCTTCGTAATGCACACACCGTCAAGTTCCACCATAGGACGACCCTTAGCAGAAGCAATCGCTTTATCAATCAGTTCTCTATCCAGAACCTTATTGTACCCTTCAAAATGACGCAGCATATACTCGTTAAGCTTTTCTCTTACGTCATCCTTTGAGTATCCCTTATAGAAATAATACTTCGCTACATAATGCAAAACATGCCCCGCCTTCTTCCAAGGTACATCCTTCTCTAGCCACTCTTCAGCGTAAAGAACTTCATTCAATACAATCATCCGCATCCTCCTTGCTATTCATGTTAACCAACACATCCTTGAAACGCTTGCCATCATACTCAATATCGCCATTCTCATCCTGCACAAGAGAATGAACCATACCACCATGGCGTTCCAATAAGCGTTTAATCAAAGTATCGTGAAACAGTTCCCAAACTATTGCAATACTGGATGCATTCTTCTTACAAAGATCAAGCATGATATCGCAAAGTACGTCGTCGTTAGAACACTTATCATGAAGATTGCGGAACATACTTTCCTGATACAGCGCAATGCGCTCCTTGCGGTCTGCGCCGGTTTCTTTATTATTGTTTCCGTTGCCAGAATGGATTGCGTTGCCACGAGCAAATCTCAAGTAGTCCTTAAAGATAGAGCGGATGCCATAATACTGAGAGTTGGTATACTCCACACCAGACTTGAGCGAGTCGTAATCAAACTTGCGCCTTATCTTGAGTTCTTCTTCAAAATCTTCCAACTCGTCCTCTACAGTCCAGCACAGGCGGTTCATGGTACAAGAATTGATTCCGACCGGCATCCGATAGAGGTAATACTGGATAACCATTTCATCCACATCGTCCTTGACGGTCTTTTGCATAATCTCATCCAGACCAGCAAACCCATCCCACTTGATGCGCTTGCGAGCTGCGGCTACATACTGCTTGTAATCACGCATCTGAGCAGGGTAGATGTAGCTCATAAAGTATGGCTTACGCCATGCGCAAATACTACTCCAAAGCTTCTTATCCTCAATGGTGTCAGGATTATCATCGTCTTTAACAGTACAAGCTTTTAAATCGTACCAATACCGTGGCATTGGCTTGCATTTGACCCCTTTCACAGCGTCCAAAACATTCTGCTGATATAGCTGACCACACATGATACGATAATCCAGTTCTTCATACTCTCGGCTTCCCGGCTCAAACTGGCTTTGAACATCACCCATTGAGGTAATGTGGTTCGTTGTCGAACCAACGTCATTGCCAAATCCAGCAGCATTCGATTCTGCTAAATCATCCTCAGTAGGAATCTTCTTTTCTCCTTTTTTCTGAACACACAAAAGAGTCGGTGTCTCTCTTTTATTCTTGATAAGCACATCATTATCTGTGCTAAAAATAAGATCGCCATCAAAATCTGCGCCATTCAAAGCAGCACAGGTATTGTCCCATGCACTAAGAATTGTTACCGTCTTCATATAACGATACCAGTTTTTACAATCATCATTAGAGTTTAGATTCCGAAGAACAATATTGTTATGACATGACATCGGTGCTCTGAAACAAGCAACTCTCTTAACATCTCTATCATTCCAGAACCGGCTGTAAATCTCACCAGCTTTTAACAATCCAGTGATTTCCATTCCAAAGATGGATTGGCAAAGCGCATAAGGGTCTCCACTTGCAACTTGGAAATTCCCTCGTACCTTTACAACACCCGTTTTTGCTTGGGAAATCCGTTTCTTAATGAAATACCGAATCCGATTTTGAACATAAGGGTCATCAATCATTTCCGGCTCAATCATAAGAGCCTTAATATAGTCGTTTTCCAGACTGTTTATGTAATTCGGGTCATCGCGCATTCCACTGCCACGCAAATACAGCAACGCATCACGCCAGTCACCGCCCATGACACCCTTGATTTCATCCAAAGTTGGCTTCACGAGTTCCCGAATCTCATCATTCGTAAGCTGATAGCTTTGGATAAACTGATAATTCAGGTTACGCTCTTCATCAAGCTCTAACTCACAAGTCTTTGTTACAGAGAAGTGATAATGATTCTCTCGGCAATTCTCGAAGTAGTCCTCACAGCTGTGGTAACTATCCCAGAGCTTCAACATGGATGTCGTAAGAATTACCTGAACACGATTGATGTCCTTGTAGTTTCCCCAAGAATCCTTAATCATGTTCTTTTTGGCAACCTTCTTGGCAAACTCACGGAAAGGGAAAGGGAACAGCATACCTTTACAAAAAGCATTCCGTACACAGAAGCCAGATGCGGTAGCAGGGAGTTTCAAATCTTCACTCCACTGTTGAGCAAGGTCATAGCTAATAAGACCAAAGCCATCGCTGGCGCACAGTTCACAATCATGCTCCATGTCCTCTACCATCGTAGGCTCGCCGGAGGCTCCGTCGTCCAGAACGATTACATGATCTTTAAAGTGCGTGAAGCAATCATTTATAACAAGCACACCATCAGGGTCAGTGACTGGAATGGAAGCGGAACAGGCAAGTGCTCTATAAGCTTCTAGCTTTGCCGGAATAAACTCAATTCCCTCGTTACGGCCATTATCGATTCGCTTGCGGATCTCGTCAACAAGACGGTCGCTCACAAACACAATCGTACTATTCTTAACGCCACCAGTGGTTCCAACCAGACGGCGATACGTGATTCCATTGATTTTAAACCCATTTGGAGAACACGCCCGGCGGTAGTCGTTCTTCTTATCAACCACCAGACACATATAATCCGGCTTGAACTGAACTGCATCCAATTCGGTATACAGCCTCCGAATCTCCCGGCGATTCTCTAAGCAAGAAGGTTCATTCCGCAGCATCTTGATTCTACGCTTGATACTCCGTGCCTTAGCCTCTGCATCCGTAACACCATTCAACTCATCAATCCATCGTAGAATAGTGCTATTAGCCAGCGAGATGATCTCGTGGTTTCGTCTGGCTTCATCCAATGGTAGTGTTAAATCCCATTTTGCTTCAACTAGACGCTTCGTATGGATCTTAAAAACAAACTTCTGGCAAGTTTGCTGCTTTGCCATTCGGCAGTCACCTCCGTGTTCTTCTTAAATGTATCCTGTAATGTATAGCTAAAAGGGAAATACAAAAGCAGACTTTTATAGATAGCAGCTCTCTCCATCTTCCATGGCCTTGAGCCAAAGTCGTTCACGCTCCTGATAGAGTTCATCCAGCATATCGTCAGCAGCCTCATACTCCCGGCGTGTCAGTCCTGCGTAGTTCATATCACGAATTAAATACTTAATTTCTGCATCAACATCCTCGTAAGTACGCATCATTCATCCCTCAACTTCCATTGTAACCATGCTGATTTTACGATATGGACACAAGACTTGCATGCACCGGTCAATATCATCAAATACGACATCTTTTCTTCGACCACGTTCTGTCTTTTCGTGTTCAAAATATTGACAGATATCGTACAGACGAATTTCAATCGCTTCTACCGCACCATTGAACTTGTGGTGGTTTATGATTACAGAATCAATATAATCAGAGAAAGTAATCCTGTCTATTTCCAATGAATCGAAATCTTTACAGATATCTTTGATAATATACTCCAAAGCTATTACACCAGATCTATCTGGTGCTACAATATCACAGTCGTGCTCAATTGCGTATTTGCAAGCATCATATGAACGTCCACACCCACGAGGTAAAAGAACTTTCTCCATCAATTAACCTCCTCGTCCATAACAGCTCCACAGTCAGGACAAAACTTTGATTCATCAGCATTTTTGCTAGAATGACAAGCCGAGCATTCAACAAAGAAGCTTTCTCCAAAATCTTCAAAATGCTCAATCCAGTGAGCATGAACTACAGGGCGAAACTCACGATGCTGAATCTCATCTTGCTCATAGCAGGATACACCATACAAACTTACGATTTCAAAATTCTGACTCATCAAATCTACTCCCTTTAATATGTATTTTATATTTCAAACAAGAGTCGCACAAACTCTTATTTAATTCTAATTTGCACGGCCAGCATCAAATGCAGCCACATCGTTCATGAAATCATTGATATGTAAATACTTATCAGCCTTCCGTACAGTCTTAGGCTTAAACTCTTGACATTTGCATCGCACATCATCACAAGTAGTGAAGCACGGAATCTCATACTGACATTTTGTGCAGACATGCTTCTTGTAAAATTCTGGTAAGCGGCCAGCAGTTTGGTAATACTCATATGTTACCTTTAAATCAATCCAGTATGGGTTATCGAAATTCATTGTACTCAACCTTCTTTCAAATCTCACCAATTACATCATCAATACTAAGACCACAATCCAGCACATTGCGGCCAGACTTCTTGTTACTCTTTTCAGCCATCTTCTCCGCCAATACCTTATCGACGATATCCGCTTCAAAATTCATAACGCATTCTACATTTACGTTATCACGAGCTGCCATTCTCGCATTCGCCTCAGCCACAAGTCGGGCCATAAGTTCTGCATCTGCCGATTCTTTATCCGCATCCTGCATAATTTGCTCATATTGTTCTTCAGTCAAACCGCTGCCAGCCAAGAAATTGTCAATATACAGTTTTTCGATAATCTTGCACCCATGGTCTTTTTGGTTCAAGGTAACCAGTAGCTGGTCGGTAGACTGACGAATTGTGTTATCAACCATATCCGCTACCTGCTGGTTTGTTAATTTGACTTTTTTATATTCAAATTCCTTTCGGATTTTTCTTTCGATCTTGTTATTGCCGCCCCATTCTTTTTGTTCTTCCAATCGTCGCTCAACATCTTCATGCTCCTGAACTCTTGTTGCTACAATAACTTCCTTATTAAAAATCATTGAGAACAACAAACCATCACAGACAATCGCATTTAATTTTGCCATCATTTTAACGGCAAGCTCAACGTCTGCAGGGTCAATCTTTCCAAATCTACGAGCAAATAGATTCATTGTTTTCGGTTCAATAACAATTCTATAAACCTTTTGGATGGTACTATATGTTTGCTTTTTCTCAAATTCTTCTCTGAGCTTTGGATTTAGCTTGCGATAAAAATCCCTCATCCGACCAGTTTGCCAAAGATCACGCTCTGTTGCCGGAGTTCTACCATCAGATAATGTATAATCTTTTAGCACCTCTGCCTTCAATCGCATGTAGGTTAAATTCTGCTTGTCTGTCAAAGGAGTTATGACAGCACGACCATCGACGTAATTAACAAATGCCCTTGTTTCCTCATAATCCAACGCATCGTTTACCTTTAAACCATGCAGGGCACTATCTAGCCATGTTTTTAGTTTGACGCTTCCGACCATTTTTCGAAACGCCTCAGCAACAGCCTCGTCATCCTCTGTCTCAGCATTCCGTCCCCACCATCTGTAATCATGACCAACCATTCCACATGTCTCCCAGATGTCTTTCTTCTCCCATAGTAGCTTAATGCCGTCACATGGCTGCGACTGACAAAGGGCGTTAAAGTGGTAGACGAGCAATTTCTGAATAAGGTCAATAAACTTTCTATTACCGCCAACTGGTTTTGCCGGAAGTATCTCATCCTCTGGTCGTATACTTTTTATAATGATTTGCCGACCAGCCTTCTTTAGAACCACGAATCTGTCCAGCTCTTCTAAAAATGCTGGGCGACTATTTCCTGTAATTGGTTTACCTTTATCGTCAAGAACTTCGAGACATCTTGCAAGCTCAGAAAAGTTCTTGAAAATCTGACCAGCAGATAATTTTGAAATCATATCAGGTGTTACTTCGTATGCTTTAGCCATACATTACCTCCTGTTTTTGTACATCAAACCTGCATATATAGAATATGTAATATCAGTTTTGATGTACAAAATTCATAATTTGTTAATATTTAATTGTACTTTGAATTCTGTAAGGTTCTATCAACCCCAATTCTTCTCGCAAAATATCTTTTAATGGTTTACTCGACTTGAAGCTATGGAGCATAAGCGACATAGATTCAATTTGAGTAAACCTACGAGCGTCCGCAGACGCGAGATCCATCTTCACGCCCTGTCTGGAAGACTACTATAAACATCCACCACAGTCATTCCATCACTAACTCCTTTACAGTATCCTGTATTGTATAGCTATCTACACTCATTATACCATGAGAATGCCAAAAATTCAATAGCTACATAATACAGGATACGAATATTTCTAGTGCCTATTATAATAAGATATGTTTCTTGGGGTATCATCTACCATGGTCTTTCCAGACAGGGCTCGCAAGCTCGCTTCCGCTCTATGAGCGGGCGACCATCGCTAAGTAAGCTGACGGTCACTACGTTCCCTCTGCATACTTAGCTCAAGTCGCTATTACACATTAACCTCTATGAAGAACATCCAGATGCTCTATATATTCTATGTAAGCTGCCAGAGGCTACAATCATGCTCCTTGTGGGTCTCTGGAGTCTCTGAGAGTACTGCTCAGATGCCAGATCAGTCCATTTATGGAGAGAAGGGAGTACAGATGGGTACAAATAGGCATTTTATGCTCCGAAGAATAGTCATTTTCGGTACATTTATGGTACACATCGGAAAAACCCGCATGAAACCTAGCTTTTTCAGGTTTTATTGGCTCAAAAAGGAACAAAACAAGGGGTAAAAAGGTACAAATAAAAAGAAAAACTAGCCAAAATATAACGAAAATACGTTAAATTCTAGCTAGTTACCGAATGAGCTACCGATTGAAAAATAGCGATTTTAAGCCATTTTTAGACATTTTGGATGGGAAAGTGAGTGATTTGAGGGTGTATATAGAAGAGGGTATAGGGGTGTATTTTGGGATATTTTTATCAGGGAAAATGTACCCGGGGAGGGAAGTAGAAGTGTCAAGAAATTATTTATTAACAGATTAGAAATGATAAAAAGTAGTAGTGTTGGCTGCCAATAGGAGAGATATTGGTGGAATTATTGGGAATTGAAGATAAAATAACTCGTAAAATATTACGATAAAGCGTTATTTCTTGAGGGTGAATAAGAAAGATGTACTGGGGGCTTGGCTTGCTGCCTGGAACGTCCAAAAAATGGAAAGTATGCCCCACGGCTTGAGTGCTGGAAATGCTCAAAATACAGCACTCAACAGGGCAAGGGCAAGGCGGGGTTTTGGTGTTGCTGCTGTTATCTGATTAAGTATCAATAGGTGCAAATAATAGTTAAAAAAAAATTTAGTTAATTTCA